TTAGGATTTGTACCTAACATGCATCGTATTCATGAGCTATGCAATAAGTATGATGTTCTATTGATTGAGGATGTTTGTGAGAGTATGGGTTCTAAGTGCATGGGTCAAAAGCTTGGTACATTTGGTATCATGAGCTTCTTCTCTCTATACTTTGGTCACCATATCTCTACTATTGAAGGAGGTATGGTTGCAACTAACAATGCAGAAATCAATGATCTACTTCTTATGATGAGGTCACATGGATGGGATAGAGACCTTAGTAGTGAGAGAGCTGATGTTATTGCTGAAGAGAATGGTGTAGGTGAGTTTGATAGACTCTTCTCTTTCTACCTACCAGGGTTAAATGTTCGTGCTACTGACCTTCAAGCAGTTATTGGTTTGCGTCAAGTAGATAAGATTGATAACTTTGCTAAGATCCGTAATAAAAACTTCCTACACTTCAATGAGAGATTAGCTAACTCAAATAACTTGATTAAACCTAATCAACATCCTGGTGACTTTGTCTCAAGCTTCTGCTACCCTATATTGCTCAATAAACGTGATGAGTGTGTTGCAGAGCTTAAGGCTAATAACATTGCATGTAGGCCATTGATTGCAGGTTCAATTAGCAAGAGTCCAATGTGGAAGAAGTTTGGTAACTATACACCTAACAATAGAAATGCATCTACGATTGATAGACTTGGCTTCTATGTACCTAACCATCAAGGTATGACTACAAAAGATGTAGATAAGATCTCAGACATTATTTTAAAATACTAAATGAAAACAGCACTAATAACAGGCATCAATGGGCAAGATGGTTCATATCTTGCAGAGTTACTTCTTGAGAAAGGTTATGAGGTATGGGGAACCATTCGTCGTAACTCTTCTCCAGAATATAATACAACTCGAGTAGATCATATCTTTAAGAGAGTAAATCTTGTCTATGCAGATTTGACTGATATGTCTTCTCTTGTAAGTGTATTGCAAAAAGCTAAGCCAGTTGAGATTTATAATCTTGCTGCTCAATCACATGTACGAGTTAGCTTTGATGCTCCAATCTATACAGCAGAAGCTACTGGACTTGGTACTCTTAACTTACTTGAAGCTATTCGTTTGACTTGTCCTAAAGCAAGAGTCTATCAAGCATCCTCAAGTGAGATGTTCGGTAATACAATTGATGAGGATGGCTTTCAAAGAGAGACTACTCAACTCAATCCAGTAAGTCCTTATGGATGTGCAAAAGTATTCTCTTATAACATTTGTAACAACTACAAGAATAGTTACAATATGCATATCAGTAATGGTATACTTTTCAATCATGAATCACCAAGACGTGGTATCAACTTTGTAACTAATAAGGTTGTTCATGGTGCAGTAGATATTAAGCAAGGTCGTAAGAACACTTTGACTCTTGGTAACCTATCTGCAAGTCGTGATTGGGGTCATGCTAAAGACTATGTTAAGGCAATGTGGATGATGCTCCAACAAGATGAGCCAGACAACTATGTTTGCTCTACTGGTGTATCGCATACAGTTCAAGATCTTGTTAACTATACTTTCGATGTACTTAGTGTTGATACAAATCTTATAAGGACTGCTCAACAGTTTGAACGACCAGAAGAACTACAACATCTTAAAGGTGATTGTACTAAACTAAAAACTAAGCTTGGTTGGGAACCAACATACACTTTTGAGACAATGCTCGATGAGATGATATTTGTAGCTGCTAATAAGCTTAACAAAGATGTTGATACTCACAAGTACTAATATATAATAAGGATGTAACTATGATTATTAAGCAAGAAAAATATAACGGAGACTTTATCCATAAGCGCTTTGCCTATGAGCAATTTCGTAAGGATGTATCTCCAGTAGGCAATATTGTTGCCTTCCGAGCTCCTATGGATGTAACTGAGAACCTTATTGACTTAGAAGATACTCTCTCTAATGACTTTATTGCTTCTGCAGATGCTATTAACTTTTGTTGGGAGATTCCTAACCTTTGTCCTCTTGGTGCTGTATCCTTTCAACGACTTCTTAATACTGCTATTGCTCAGATCTTGAGTAGGCATATTAGTGCTCCTATCGCAATGGATGGTGATGACCTTATGGTTCAAAAGACTTTTGTTGGTTCTGATGGCGAAGAGCGTGAAGAAGGTAAAGTAAGTGTTTCAATTACTTACTCACTTGAGAATGTTGCTGTTGGTCATACTGCTATCAATATTGATGCTGGTAAAGATGCTCCTGGGTTTGCTTTCTCTTCAAGGTTAAATGATGAAAAAGCTCAAGAGTTTATGAATGAGGTTATTGCTTACTTCAATCATGAAGTTAAAGATCAATTTGTTGCAACAACTAAGATCGTAGTATAAATGCTAGTTGAGTATTACGGAGTAGAAGATAACTTCTGCGAGTGGAGCTATATACATGGAGTCTTAGAGCATCTTAAATTGGATGATAACTTTAAGATTCATGTAGTAAGCACGACTCCGGAATGGGATTATAGAGAGAAAGTAGTACTCGATAAAGAAAAGAAGAATGTTATTATCGGGCTTGCAGATGAATGGTCATCTGATAACATTCCTCAAGAGTGGAAAGATAACGCTACTGTGTTCAAGGCTTACCTAAAGCCAGAACAAGAACAAGGTAACGTACATTCCTTCCCTCTTGGCTATAACAAGAAGCATACTAAGCTTCCTAATAAGCCAATACAATCAAGACCTATAGATGTATTCTTTGCTGGTCATATGGCTTCAACAAATAGGAGACATTACCTACGTTGGGTAATAGATTACTTCCAAGAAATGCCTAGGAGTAAGAGACCAAAACTAGACTTTAATATTACAAGAGGTTTCAATACTGGTCTAAATGGTAAAGAGTATTCACAAAAGTTACATGATGCCAAGATTGTAGTTTGCCCTGCTGGTAATGTAAGCATGGAGACATTTAGACACTATGAAGCTATGAGGAGTGGTGCAATTGTTGTATCACCTAAATTGCCTGGTACTAAGATCTATAAGGATGCTGCTATTTGTCAAGTAGATGATTGGGAAGGTAACGTTGGTGATACAATTATGGACTTGCTTTCTGATAGTGATATGTTACAATTAGTACAAGACCGGCAACAACAGACCTATAACAATAGGTTCACTGCAACGTCAGTAGCTAAGTATATCAATGAACTTCTTCCAGATACAAAATAAACTCTTCTTCTCTAATAAGAAGGAGCAACCAGATCCTCTTGATCAAGAGGGTGAGCAAGCATTCGTACCCTTCCTACTCAATAGGTGGTTAACGATGTATAGTAAAGAGACTGTTGGCTTTGTTAATGCTACTCTCAATAAGTATTGTGGTATCTTTGATACCGATAAGCAAAAGACTTATAAGCTATACTACAACCTTATACCTCGTCTTAAGTTCAAGCGTATCACATACATTAAGAAGGTTAAGAAAGATAAGGATAAGGAAGAAGAGAAAGATCAGCTTAAGATGATTGCTAAGAATAACTTTATGTCCTCTCGAGAGTTAGAGCAATATAAGGAGTTGATTAATTCATAACAAGTAGTAAATAATAGCATGGCACAAAGAAGTATTGATACTCTAGCTACTCAACGGCATTTGATTGACCTCTCTACTCACTCAGAAGGTGATATAGGTCTTACAGATGACTTTGAGTTGACAATGATTTTTGATGATATCCTTCTCGTAGAATATATTGACGAGAACGAGCATGGTGAGATCCAACGTAATGGAATTTATGTTCCAACTAATGCAGTAACTAAAGCTTGGCGTAAGGCAAGAGTAGTTCTTGCAGGACCTAAAGCAGAATATGCTAAGAAGGGTGATATTGTTCTCTTTCCAAGTAACTTAGGAGTTACTGTAGCTAATATTGATGTTCAAGGTACGGTAGTTAAGAAGGGCATCTTCTTGAATGAAGATCGTCTCTTTGGTATCTGTAACCTTAAAGATGCAGATAGCTAGACCAGCTCTTGATACGTTACTACGTAGTAATGTTTGTGAAGTACGCTTTGTAAGACGAGATCC